TAAATGTGGACAAGGTAAAGATGGCAGATCGTTTCTTCCTGTTGGCAAAGTTGTAGAACTAGACGAGGGTTACGCAAAACACCTAGTCGTTCGCGGGATCTTAAAGCCAGCCTCTGGTTCAAGCAAGGTTGTTAGAAAAACTAAAGTTTCTAAAAAAGAAACCGCAGATGTCAAGGCATCTACTGTGGAAACACCTGAAGAATGAGCCTTGTAGTATCAAGTGATCCGGCAACAAACCCTGTAACCGTTACAGAAGCAAAGTCGCACATGCGTGTAGACACATCGGACGACGACACCTTAATCGGTGGTCTTATCACTGGTGCTACGCTGTATGCTCAGACATATACTGGCAGGGCGTTTGTTACACAAACACTTGAACTTAGATTAGATGAATTTCCGGCAACAGAGATACGCCTTCCGAAATCGCCTTCACAGAGTGTTACCAGTATTCAATATGTTGACACGGACGGCGCAACCCAAACATGGTCATCAGGCGAGTATGTCGTAGACGCGAATAGTAAGCCAGCGAGAGTGCGGCCAGACGTTGACGAGGATTGGCCAAGCGTTCGCAGTCAAATGGACGCAGTAATCGTAACTTTTGTTGCTGGTTATGGAGCGGCTGGTGATGTGCCAGAAGGAATCAAGTTAGCAATCAAACACTTGGTTGCACATTGGTATGAAAACAGAGAAGGTTCAACCGTTGACATGAAGGTACATCTTGTGCCACTTGCAATAGATGCACTGTTGACACAATATCGGATACCAGATTTAGGATGAGTGTTCGAGCCGGAAGATTACGACACCGCGTAGCGATTCAAAGTCAAAGCACGACTTTAGATGACTATGGTGAGGCAACAGGCAGTTGGTCAACAGGCGACACTGTTTGGGCTGCTGTTGAGCCAGTGAGCGGGTCAGAGCGAGATATAGGCGAGGGGAAAGCCGGGATTGTTTCGCACCGTGTTGTGATGAGATACAACGGTAGTGTTTCTCCAAAATGCAGACTGCTATTTGGCAGTCGTGTGTTGAACATTGACTCAGTGTTAAATGTAAACGAGCGGGATGAAAGAATGTCGCTTTTTTGCGTTGAGGAGGTGTCTGAGTAATGGCAAAAGATGTAAGCATAACAATGTCTTGGACAGGCTTCAAAAAGTTTGATAAAAGAATAAAGAAGTTTGATGAAAGAACACAGGCGAACATGCTTCGTCGCGCTGTCCGTAAGGGTAACAAGGTTTTTCGCGTGGCAGGAAAAGCAAATGCGCCAGTTGGTCATAGCAAACGATTGAGAAAATCTATTAAAAGTAAGGTGTCAAAGAAGTTTGGTGCTATTAAGGGTACAACAGGGGTAGATGCCGGAAGAGGATCTAAGAACGATGCGTGGTACGCAAATTTTGTAGAATATGGAACAAAGACAAGAGTTTCAACAAAGAAGATTTTTCATCCAAGGAATCTGCCGCAATGGTGGCGAACAGACGTATTCAAAGATAGACCGCCCACTTCGTTAAAGAGTTTTCCTGCAACAAGGTTTATGAAAAAAACTTTTGAAAGTAACCAAGATGAAGCTATACGACAAATTACAAGAGAAGTTCGCAGAACTGTAATAGCATCATTTAGGGGGACACTTTAATGGCTGCAATTGAAATAGCATTGCGAAGTGTACTGGTTAATGATGCCGATGTAACCGCATTGGTTGGTAGCCGTATTTATCCTGAACACAGACAGCAAGGAAACAGTTTTCCTGCAATAACCTATCAGTTGTTGGGAACACAACCACAAAACAGTGCAACAGGACACACTAATATAACACGAGCATCTATATCGTTTGAAAGCATAGATACTTCTTATGGTGCTGCAAAGACGTTGGCGGAAAAAGTGCGACAGGCACTCATGGATTATTCTGGGACAAGCGAAGGGGTAGTAGTAAAGAGTTGTCATCATGATGGTGACAATGTTTTAATTGAAGATTCACAAGTAGCAGAAGATCGGGGCGTTTCCCGAATCATTAGTGACTACATAATTTGGTACGAGAGTTAAGAAATTAGGAGATTTTAGTTATGCCAGCAATTACAGGGAACGGAACGGTATTTTCATGGAACAGTGCGGACATAGGGTTGGTGCAATCCGTGTCAGGCCCAAGTGCGTCTGTTGCAACAATAGACACAACGGATATTAGTGGGTCTGCGAAAACATTTATCGCGGGCATGATAGACGGTGGCGAAGTTAGTTTAGAAGTATCTTATGATGGAGATGCTGATGAGAATCACGATGATATGACAACAGATTTTAATGCTGGAACCGCACAAGATTGGCTTATCACTTTTTCAGACACCTCCTCAATCACTGCTAGTGGTATTATTACCTCATTTTCAACATCCGCTTCTATTGATGACAAAGTGACCGCAAGTTTTTCAATCAAAGTATCTGGTGCGTTGACATTCGCGGGGCCAGAATAATATGTTAGATAAGAAATCCATTTTACAATGTGATGACCTCCCAAAAGAACTCGTCTCCGTCCCCGAATGGGGCGGAGATGTGTTCGTGAGGACGCTTTCAGGAACTGAGCGAGACATGTTCGAGCAATCCATGATGGAGGGCAAGGGCAAGAATCGTGATATGAACCTCAAAAACATTCGTGCCAGACTCGCTGTGTTAACTATTTGCACAGAAGATGGCACTCGCTTGTTTGAAGCCAAAGATGTTGATGCACTGGGCAAAAAATCTGCGGCTGCACTTGATCGTATATTCAGTGTTTCGCAAAAACTGAATGGTCTTAGTGGCGAGGATGTCGAGGAACTAGCGGGAAACTAAAACGCCGCCCAGAGCGGCGATTTTATTTTACCCTAGCCCTTGCGATGGGATGCAGTGTCAAAGAACTTTTAGAAAGATTCTCTTCGCGGGAACTTTCTGAATGGGCTGCTTACCATTCATTAGACCCGATTGGCGGCACACGAGGCGATCTTCAAGCAGGAATCATCTCAAGCACAATCGCTAATGTGAATCGCGGTAAGAGTAGTAAAGCCTTTTCTCCAATTGATTTTATGCCAATTGTAAACGAGAAGGAAGAGCAGACCGAAGAAGATATGAAGGCAATTATGATGACTCTAGTAAATAAAAATAAGGGCGCAGAATAATGTCAACAATAGCCAACCTTAAAATTAACATTCACACAAATACCACGGGTATGATGACAGGTTTGCGTAAAGCACGGACGGCTGTAAAGAAATTTCGCAAATCTCTAAATAAAACATTCGGGGGCCTAGCAAAAATTGGCTTTGTGGCGGCTGCTGCCGGGGCTGCAACACTAACCCTTGCAGTTAAAAAGATGATCGCTGTGTTTTCTGATTTTGAATTCAAAATGCAGGAAGTTAGGTCTATTCTTCTTGATATTGGGGATAATACGTTTGCCCGATTAGAGGCGCAAGCGAGACAGTTGGGGTCTACGACAGTGTTTACCGCGTCAGAAGCGGCTGAAGCAATGTCATTCCTTGCGCGCGCTGGCTTTAATGTCAATGAAGTAATGGCTGCGACACCCGCGCTCCTAGATTTGGCAGCCGCAGCAAACATGAATCTTGCAGAAGCCGCAGACATCACATCACAGGTGGTTCGTGGCATGGGACTAGAGGCTCAAGAAGCGGGTCGTGTTGTTGACGTTCTTGCATTTGCATCAGCAAGGACAAACACAACAGTGCAACAACTTGGTCATGCGTTTGGGTATGTCGCGCCAGTTGCTTCTGCTCTGGGCATTACTCTGGAAGAAACAGCCGCGATGTTAGGTGTACTATCTAACGCGGGTATGCAAGCAGACCGTGCTGGTACAGGCTTGAAAAACATATTCGCTGAAATTGCGGGCGAGATAGATAGAAACGGCATTGCAGCATTAAAGAAATTCACAGAGGGTGGCATCGGCGTAGAGAAAGCTTTTGATATATTCCAAAAGCGTGGCGGACCAGCAATTCTTGCGTTAGCGAAGATGAGCGACATTACTGATAAACTTGTAGACGAGTTACAAGATGTTGAGGGTGTCGCTAGGAAGATGGCAGACATCCGTATGGATAGTGTTCATGGTGCATTCAAATTGTTAGCATCAGTTGTCCAAGAACTGAACATCATGATCGGTGAGAGGTTGAGGGGTTCTATTCGCAATATACAAGAAGTGTTAAGAAGGTTTGTTGTTGGTTTCACCTCGGCGTTCAAAGTGGTTATAGATAGAATTGATTTGTCAAAGTTTTCAGTTAAAAGCCTTTTAGAGTGGCTCTATAAAATATTGAAGTGGGGCGAAGAAGCGTGGGATTACTTGAAAAGATTTGGCTCTGCGATCATGGCTGTAATAAATACCATAAAAGGTGTTTTGTCCCTCGCAATAATGCATATTCTAGGCCTCATGAATCTCGTGTGGCAGCCCGCCCTGCTGATATTAAAAGCCCTTGGGACGATTTCAGAAGAAACATACATACTGCTTTCTCGGTCAATGACTAACGCGGTGGTCGGAGCGGCGAGGACAATGAAAGCGGCGGCGATTGCTGCAAAAGATAATATAGCTTCAGTGTTTAAAGAGACTTCTGAAAAAGCCACTGATTTTATAGATGATCTAATAAGAGATATTAAAAAGGTGGGTAGCACCCCAATTTTCATAACGATTGACCCAAGGGTTAAAACCGTCCCCATACAAGAAGATTTGGCAAAAGTAGAAAAACAGGTTGAAAATCAAATAAAGGCGGCTGAGAGAATAGAGAGTAATCTATTTTCTGGAACAGACAAAGGAGAGGCGCGCAAACAAGCGGAAGCAAGATTGGCGAGTCTCAATCAAGAAACCCGCGCTTATGAGAAAGCGGCGAAAGAAAAAGTTGAAATGAGGGTGCGGTATGAAAACACGCTCAAGAAACACAACAAATTAGAAGAATCGACTCCTCTCATAAACATTGGTGGTTCGCAAGACTATATGGCGGGGTTTGACGCTGGCAAGAAACCGAGAAAGAAAAAACTTATATACGGTACCCCAATGGTAGGCCCCGGTGGTGCTGGTGCTGTCGCTAAGGGTACGCCACTATTGACAAGTGCAGCAAAACAGCTTATGGGTAGAAAGCGGGTCGTAAACCAAGCGTTAAATAAGGGTGGGGATAGTATTATTAAAGATATGGCTAAAAATCTTGAGCCAGCAATTCTCAATATGGCAAAGGTTGGCTCA